TTTCCAATACTTGCCGTAAATTCAAGTATATCTTCACGTGCTACTCCAAGCTGCCCGGCTGATTCCGCAATCTCTAATAATCTATTTTGCGTCACTGGGATGGTAGTTGCAATGGCTTGTACTTCCCTGCCAAAAGCTTTTAACTCTTTTCCTGCAATTCCTGTGGTTTTGCCAACTTTGTTTAAGGCAAGTTCATAATCTGCAAACAGTTTAACTACACCGGTTGCACCACCGGTTAAAGCTACAAAAGCTGCACCACCCTTAACAGCCATTTTAGAAAATTGCTCTTCGGTTTTTTGAGTAGAGCGGCGGATTTCTGCTAAGCCTTTTTTATACTCATTATCATCAACTTTTATCTTAACTGTGACTTCAGGTTTTTTAGCCATGAATTAAAAAACCTCCGGTAATTCTGATATATCTTTGTAATTGATTTCTGTAGAAGCACCCCCACCGGAATCAAGCCTAGAAGCCTTGTTTGCTGCCTCCACACGCTTTACCCTTGCGCCTAACAAAGCGTGCAATTCTCTAAGAGTTAATTTTTTGATTTGTGAAAAAGTATATCCGTACTCTGACGCTATTATTTCAAAGATTTCCGCCCAATCTAAGCTTTTTTTTTATCTTCTTCTGCTGCTTGCTGCCTTTCTATTTCTGCTAAAATCGGCTCACTGATGCCACGTGTTAGTAAAAGTGCGCTTATAAAATTCTGAAAATCTTCGCCGGTCTTTAACATTCTGGACAATTTCTGATAGCCCGTCTCTTCCATGCCGGAAGCATTAACTATACCCATTAAACCGACTTCGTCCATTAACGAAAATGGACGTAAAACTAACTCTATTTCATTGCCGTCCGGAGCAACTAGAGTAAATTTTCCGGGTTGCGGACAAATTTCTGAAAGTTCCATCTTTCCTCAAAAAAATTAACCAATCGCCTTAACAGTTCTAAATCTTCCAACACATTTATTAACTTCATCGTAAAAAGGCTCTAAAGTTGCTTCCCACTCGCTAAATTCTTTACGGTTAAAGTTTATTGGCAAGCCCTTGCCCACTACTTTATAAAAAGTAAGCTCGTGGCGCACATTATTTGATTGCCGGTCACTTGTGATCACAAGTCCGAATTCATTCACATTTGCTGCATCATCACCTGTTTTCGCTATTCTTGAACCTGAATTTATCGGACGGACATCAAAAATCGCCGTATCTCCCGGCGTCATGCCTATAGTTCCTGAGCCGCCGACAATTTCTACACCGAGATTAGGTATAGAAGTAGTTGCGCCACCAGTTGTAATAGTTAATGGTGATTCATTGATTTTGCCGGCATCATCAAGAATTATTAAAGGTGTTCCTCTCCCAAAATCCTGGTCACTATACGCAAAAGCATTAACAGTTGTAGCGGTTATCGCTTTTAGCACAATGCTTGCGAATTTTAATTCCGCTTCTTCACCGCTTTCTACTTGCACAACGGCAATGCCCGTTGCTGCATCTGCTACGGACGTCCCTTTAACATTTTTTAAAGTGCTAACACTTCCGCTTGCCTCAGCTGCATTTACTGTAGGAGCCAAGCCTTCTAAAGTTGTCCATAAAAAACTTGAATACTCACTTGCAGTTATAGAGAGTTCATTTGTAACAAGGCCGTTCTCAGCGCGCCAACCGTCATCTCTTGAACCGCCTTCTAATTTACTTCGTTCAGCACTTCTTGAAAATGAAATGTTGCCTATAATCTTTAAACTTCCATAACGCATTGCGTCAAAAGGATTAAAGAATGCTATCTCGTGGTTACCGTAAATATCATATCTGTCTATTGCCATTTTTTTATATCACCCCTTCCGTTTTTAAATTTTTCATTAATGCAGCCGGTATTTCCTCTGACCTCAGAACGTCACCGGTTTTTATTTTTATATTTACTGCATGCTTTTTTCTAGTTTTATCATATTTTCCGGCGCATAAATGAAAATCTTTTTTAGCAATCAACTCGCTACTTTTTTTAGAAGTTTCTTCTGCAATTTTTAAATCTTGCTTAGACATCAGGTATACCTTCAATAGTTAAATAGTTAATATTATAATCCGCTTTTAAAATACAAACATCAGTTTCTCCTAAAGCGGTAGTCTCTGACTCCAACCCCTGTATTAAAACTTCACCGATTAATTCCGGCAAACCTAATTTATAATCAGTGCCAATCGCCTTTTCCAATTCACCAAAAATTTCTAAAGTTGTTGTTTGAAATTCTTCCTCAATCTTAACAATTATAAAAATGCTACAGTCAATCTCTCTCTCCTGACTTTGAGGTTGCCTGCCTTCATTGCGGTTAGAAATATTTAAACCATTAAAATATATAGCAATACAAGGCAGCTCTTCATTTTCAAATTGTAAAACTCTTGAAGTAAAAACATTATCTCCTACGCCAGAAATATTATAATCTATTATCTGATTTTTTAAAGCATCTATTATCTGAACAATTTTTTTTGTCATTTCTTATGTAAATAAACCGTCGTTATTACCACATCTTCATCTTCTATGTTTATAACTTTATAATCCACGCCTTCAAAAGTTACTGAATCTCCTCTTTCCAAAACAACAATATCAGCACTTCTACAAGTTAATTTTGGTTTATTTGAATTAACAACCGCACCTTCAAAAGTTACTTCTTGATAACTAGTATCGAAAATGCAAGGCAGCTGATAAACATCGCCGGCTTGAGGCGTCACTGTGACAACATCGCCTAGAACAGAAATAATATCAGCGGCGCAGGTGGCAAAAGCTTCAACAAATTTTGCCATTAAGAAATTCCATGAAAGTTTAAATTTACTTTAACAGTTTCATCAGCTGAAAGAGCCGCTTCCCACGCTGTGCCAATCAAGGTGTTGCCGGATGCGGATTTGTTAATATTGCCATCGGCAACATCCCAATAAATCAAGTCGCCTTGATTAATAACTAATGGCGCAGCTTTAGGTAATTCAACAACGCCTGTTAATAATACTGCTCCGGTTTTACCATCCGCCATATCAACTTTTGCGATTCCAACATAATTATTTTTAATAACTACATCGCCTGAGGCAACATCGGCACCGCTTGCTGTGTATTCAAAAGTCTTTCCTTCTTGGATAAATTTTACTGTCATATAATAACCTCTGTTTTATCTTTTATTAACAATTATGCACCATCATTTCTATACATTGTTTTATAATCCATCGGAGCGCAGCCGACGTCAATGCGCACTTTAAATTCCAAGCCATCTACAGCCCAGCCTTGTTGTTGCTCTAAATACGGCGTTTCGACGCCATCCAAAAATGATAATTCTATGGTATCATAAATCGCAGGATCTGCTAGCATGTACCACGCAGTCTCATCACCTCCGGTCACTGATGCTAATTCAGGCAAAACAAACAAATCTGCTTTTCCACGCACCGTATTTATAACATTAGCATTCGTATTGGCGGCGCTTTGGTCAAACTGCCCTTCCAACCATTGCATTGCCGTTTCTTCTAAGGCTCTAGGAACTACCAGATATTTAGGTTTTATGTGTAAACGCTCATTTGATGTTGAATCTTTTTGTGCATCCATTGCTTTTAATGCGGCAATTATTGTAGTGGCTGAAGGAGCCGCACCTGAATCTACAAAGTTTTTATGTGTTGCAGCATGCCATAAAGCAAGTCCATCACTCATATTTATGTTTTTGCCATTCGCCAAAACAGTAGCAACTAAATTAACAGTCTGCCTCCTAGCCGCCGCACCGAGTCTTTGTGGAATCGTTGAAAACATCCTCATGTCATCATTAATAATTCCTTGTCGACTTATTGAAAACAGCCTTGCATAAGTCAACAGTTGAATTAACTCTTTACGGTCATCCATCGTGCCATACTTTATTTCGCCTGACTCACCGACTTCGGCTAAATTAGAAAATTGTGATAAACCGGCACGTGACATAATCTTAAAATCACTTGCACTTGTTTTATTAACAAGTGGCGTTATATCAGTTCCACCGTTGTTGTAACCTTTCAGCATCGCCTTATTGGCAACATTTTCTAAAATCGCAGGAAAATCCGAAGTACTGTGAGTTATTGCCAGTTTTTCACTAAACGCCGTACTAACATCTTTACTAACGTTATTAGTTATTTTCAAATTATTAACTCTTAAATACTCCCTAGCCATTTCACGCAAAGTGTGCCCTGCAAAAGGCGTCTCTATTCCGTCTTCCACCGGTAAACCTGCCTTTCTAGCGATAGAGGCTTCTAAAACTTTAGAAAACTTTTCTGATTCTGTCTGGCAGCCGCCAGCCATGTTAATATTTGTGTTAATTGGTTTTGTATTTTTGCCTAATTCTTCTAAAAGTTTAACTCTTGCTTGTTCTGGAGAAATTGAAGTGTCTGCTAAAAAATCAGATTTTAAGTGCTCATATGCGGGAAAAGCATTAAAAATCTCTACAATCTCATCGTTACGCTTTTGCGCTTTTGCCCTTGCAAGTTTTTCTGCTTCTTTTTGCAAATTTTCCATATCTACGTATAGTTTTTCCGTTTCTGTTCTTGCCAAAACCTCTTTAGAAGCTTCTAACTCTTTAGAAGATTTAACGTTTTTTTGCTCATTATTAATATTCATAATCGCCTCTTTTTTATAATTATTTTGAATTCTTGCTTTAGAATCTGCTCCAACAGCGACCAGAGATATTTCATAAGGCTGCCATTTTGTAACAAAATGCAGATCCGGCTCCCCTTTTCTTTCTACGATTTCTTTTTGAAGAAAGTCTACGCCGATGGAGATATTATTTATAATTCTATTTTTAACTTTTTTATAAAGCCTTTCGCCTTCATCATCATCATCAAACCTTACTAAAGCTTTACCTTCATTGCCATCTAGCCAAGCTTTTTCTACAACCCCGACTACTGAATCCAATTCATTCTCATGGTCTTTCAACAGCGGAGTTTTCCCGCTAGAAAATAAAGATAAATCAATAGCTTCGGGCTCCATAGAAAGTTGCAGCTCATAATTTCCTATTAAAAAATCGCTGCGGCGCATCCTGCTGCCTGCGTGCCAGACAACTTCAACAACTCTGTTTTCCTCATTAAGATTTGATGCGTTGAATTGTGCAGATAAAAATGCTCTATTTATGTCTTTTTTGTTCATGTGTAAAAATATCTTTCACATTTTAAGGTAATAATTTTTTTAAGTCAATAAAATTATTTAAAAAATCTTATCCTTCCCAATCTTCCCCCGCATTTACATTTGATGGCGCGCTATTCGGCATAATCCTTTTTGAATCACGCTCAATTTGTGCAAAAACATCTTTAGGATTATAGCCATTCTCCCTAATAACCTGCGACCTGGATTTCAAACCTGCATCTATTGCAGCAACTGCGGCATTTATCTCTTTTTGCGGGTCTATCCAGGGCAATCCATCGCCGATATAGTCCGCTTCATAAACAGTTTTTAAATCCGTTTTCCTGAAAATCTCAGGTTTTTGAACCCTTGCAAGATTAATAAAATCCTTATAAACAATACTAATCACTCGCTCTATTAACTCATTTCTTAAAGTTTTATATACTATTGACTGCTCCACCAGTTGCTGCCTTTGTGCTGAATAAGTGCCATTATAATCTTTTGAGATGGTGGAGTATCCGGTTGATGAGCCGGCAGCAACAGCTTTAAGTTGACTGTTTCTAAAATTTTCTAAATTATTATTAGGGCGATTGGAGTTAATAATTTCCATTTCGGCACCACTCGGCAAAATGCCAACCATTCCGCTTTCTAAATCAAAGTCTAACCAATCTTCATAATTTGCAAAATCCGCTGTACCATCTTCACCTTCCATATTTCCCATAATGGGCAGCCCGGTTGTGGGGTCAAGCGGCGGTTTGATTATTAAACTCAAAGCGGCGGCAACCCTAGCGGCTATACGCTCGCTATCCTCATAATCTCTTATGTCTTCTAAACGTTTGATGATGCTGGAGAAAACAGACACACCACGCAACTGCCCTATCCGATTCATTAACTTCAAATGAATTATTTCATTTGAAGAAATTGACAATAAATTACTATAAACAGCAAAATAATTAGCACTTTGCGGATGTTTTCTGTATAAATAATAATAAATAGGTTTTCCCCAATCGTCAACTTCCACACCGCTTGTTATGTTTTTTAAAACATCATTATAATCAACAGGCAGGTAGTCGGCTTCCAGGAGTTGCAGTGATAACATGATCTCCGAATTATGAGTAAAACCCGCTACTGCACCTTTTAATCTTCTTACTAAAACTTCACCATCTCTAAACCATGAACGGCAAATTAATCTTTGGCAGGAGTTCCAGGATAATTCACCTGTTACTTCGGGTTTTTGAACCCAGTATTCCCACAAACTTAATAATTCATCATTAGCTTGCTCATCCAGTTCTTTAGAATTCTTAAGCTTTAGTTGCGGCTCAACTGTGATTCCTTTTCCTACAACATTATTAACTAAAGTGTCCAAAATTCCCTTAGATAAATCGCTGTTTTGTTCCAATTCTCTGGCAATATCTCTTAAATTCTTAACCGCTATACCACTGGAATCTGCTAAAGAAGCAAAAGTGCGCTTCCTTTTATAGCGGCTCGGCATGGCAGCCTCATAAGCAAGTTTATGAACAGTTTTATAAAACTTTGTTGTTTTAGTCTTCTTGTTGCTTTTTAAAAAATTAAACATCAATTAAATTTTGCTTTTCTAATTTGTATTTTATTGCCCGCCGAACCTTCAAGAGTTTTAACTTTATTCTCCCAGTATTCTAAGGTTTTTCTAATTTGCTCTAAATCTGACATTTTTAAAAATCTGCCGTTCATTCTGTATTCTTCACCGCCGGCAACTTTAATACTGGCAGCAAGCCAAGCATCCCTTTGCGTTATGGCAGTCTGCAAACTTATAGCGCTACTCATTTTTATCTCCTGTGCTTCATAACTCTAGGCTTTAAAGTTTTGTTTTTAATATTGTTCTTTTCATTAATAAATTGTTTTTCCATAGAATCAAAATTTAAATTTAACATATACACCGCCGCCAAATTGTAAACAGCTAAATCCAAAACCTCATTCCTTCTACCTTTAATTAACTTCCATCTCTTAACATAAACACCTTTTTCATATGCGCCCACCAGCTTTTCTGAAGTTAATTGCTCAAAATATTCAGGGGTGTTGTGTTGCCCGAAATGCCAATACCCCTCGCCCTCTTCATGAATTTTTAAAGTGTTAAATATTACAGATTTTGCAGTATCAACTCCAATTAAATATAATCCTATACCGTCTTTTCTGGAAGGTTTTCTTGGCACAACAGGAATTCCTGTCTGACTTGAGCCCTTAATTGCATGAACACGCCTGCCTTGACGGCTTCTCACATAATTATAGACATGTTGCGTCAAAAAGCCCGAATCGACGCAAGTACAAGCGATTTTTAAAAAATAGCCATCTTCCCTTTCATATTTACTTAATAAAATAATATCCAATTCTTCCCAAATTGCATTTTGCGTGGGGTCGCCATTCAAAGTAATCCAGTCAATAGACCAACGCTCATAACCGCTGCCCCATCCTGCAATCTCTAATTCTATTCTATCAGCCTGCACATCAACTCCGGCTGTTAAAGCTTTAATTCTGTTATCAAGTTTAGAATCATACGTCTCAACTCTGGATTCTAAAGAATCAGAATCTAAGCTTTCCGATTCCTCAGTCCAAATTTGTGCTAATTGCGTATTATAAAATACCTTCATTAGCTCAGCATCGCCACGTTTTAAATAATTCGTTGCTTGTAAAAACTTCTTAGCTAATTCGCTTAAAGGACGCCAGGGGGAAACTAATTTGCTAACCTGGAAGCCGGCGTGCCCCTTAAATTCTGCTGTCGCTTCCCAAAAGCCTTCATTAATGGATTTTAACCTATCCGATTCACTCCACAACACACCGCAAGATTCGCATTGATATGCAGCCGTTTCAGGCAAATGTCGATTATGTTTATCTTTTTCCCACTTTACATTATCGAAAATCATTTCTTGTGCATGTCCGCAATGTTGGCACGGAACTTTGTATTTGCGCTGGTCGCTTTCCAGATAGCTGGAGTAAATTCTACTGTATTCATCTGTAGGTGAGCATGTGCGAATAGCCTTATAATTCCAAAAAGTTGCTGCTCTCTCTTCAGCCAATGCAACAACATCACCCTCTTTACCGGCAGACAATGGATATTTATCAATTTCATCACACAATACAACTTTGATAGGTCTGGAAGCTAGGTTGCTTGGTGAATTTGCGCCAACAATTGTTACATGCCCGCCTGGAAATGATTTATATTCTATAGTATTTGAGCCATCTCGGCTTTTAGCATCGGAAACTTTATCACGCAAAGCCGGAGTGTCTCTTATCATAGGAGATAACCGGTCTTTACTCCATGTTGCTGCAAGTTTAAAAGTCGGTTGAACAACTAGGATTGGTGAAGGGTCATGGTCAATAAAATAACCGACAGCATTATTAATTAACTCAGTTTTTAAAAGTTGTGTGCAAGCCATAATAGTAATTGTATGGACGCTAGGGTCAGTCACCGCTTCCATAGGCTCTCTGGCAACCTCAACTCTCTCAGTGCGCCACCTGCCCGGCTCTGAGCTGGATTCACTACTTAATTTACGTTTTTTATCTGCCCATTGCACCAACGAAAGCTTTTCCGGAGCTTTTAACCCTCTTTCTTTAGCTGTATTAATGATTTGTGCTATTTGCTCTTCTTCACTGTTCATTATAAACTAACTCGTCCGTTGCTTCTTTTATTAGATCTTCTAAAGTTGCAGCATTTTTCTTAAAATCACTCTCCACAGATACTAGCGGAGCCGCTTTAACAGGTATTGCAAGAAGCTTTGAGCGGCATTTAGCAAAAACATCCGTCAATTGAAGTTTTAATTTCTGCACACTAATCAAATCACCTCTTTTAACCAATAAATCTAATTCAAGTAATTGGCGTTCAGCTGTTATCTTTAAAAGCTTTTCTGCTTCTATTGAACCTGTGGGTGCTTGCCTGCTCTCCTCTTTCTTTGCGGCTTTTTCAATTTTTTTAGGGACTTCGACGGCAAAAAACCAAGTTAGCAACTCTTTTAAATCATAAACATAGATACCGTTTTTGACTTTCGACGGCAAGCCCTCCCTATGCCAGCGGTCTAAAATGGTTTGAGAGATGTCGAGATAAGACAGAACCTCCGCCCTGTTTAATTCTACTTTCTTTAAAAGTATCAAAATCATTAATTATTCTTTT